GCCAGCTCATGCACCCCGCAAAGGTAGGTTGTAACCCATCAACCTATATACAGCCTACCACTCATTTTTAAAAAAATAAAGAGAAATATCTTGCGTGTTGGGCGCAATATATTTCCACGAGAACGTTAAATATTTCTAAAAAGCGCAACGGAGCGGAAAGGAAATTGCAAAAATGAGGGTTGGCTACACACCAGGCGCATATGACGTATGTATTACCTGCACCAAACGACCGCAGTACTGCAACGGCCCCAGAACAACAGGATTAACTCCGGAACGACGCGTGGAATTTTCACGGTCGCTGAAGGAGCACGAAGGATGGACGATAAAAGATATTGCCGATGAGCTTGAAATAGCTGAGAGGACAGTCGACAACTATTTTGCAGGAAAAAACGTCCAGCTTTTCACCGCGTGCGCGATTGAGGATTTATTGTTTGGCTCGTCCGGAACGTATCCATGCCCGCTGGAAGCCGTAGCAGAAGCGATGGAAGAACTAAAGGCCGCGCAAACGGAAATCATTGATTTAAAGGCCGAAATCGGGCGGCTCGATGAAGAACGCAGCCTATTGAGAGACACGCAAGGCGGCATACACACGTCGTACAGGGAAGAGCTGGATGCTGTGCGCTTATCCTACCGGCGCGAGATTGACTCTGTGTGGGACAAAGCCGTGGCAGAAATTAAGGCTGTGCGCGCTGACGCGGAAAAGCGCGTCGGGCAGCTGCAAGACGAAATTGCATTTTTACGGGATATTCTTTCAAGAGCGTTGGAAAAATAAAAGATTCGTATTTTTCTTTACTAATTACCAGCGACAAAAGCATTACCCAGAAGCAACAAGGAAAAAAGCAGCATGATAAAGACAATATTATCTAATTAAGGGGGAAATCTTTATGAACTATTATGATTCTTATGAACCGCCAACTGATTATACCGAAACATCTTCTGACGCAAGGAATTTCATTGATAAGGATTACCCGGGTTTAACTTCATGCATTGAATACGAATTTTATAAAGAAGCTAAAGAAAAATTGTTACTCGAACGATCAGTACGACGTTTTCGCACATATCTTTCCCTATGTATTTCAATACTATTGGTTTTAGTTTCGCTTGGAGCGGAAACCGCAAACAACATAACATATATAACGATATTCAAAGGGATCACAGTGTTTTCGGTCGAAAATAGCATGTCTATAAATTTTCTTGGCATTATGTTTTCGATGTTCCTGTTTTTTATTTATTATTTTGCGATATACGGTTTTCTTCGTTTTGCTGTCGGTTCTCACGCCGTTAATTTGTTCACTCGATGTAAGCTGTGGCAAAAAGTTCTTTTATATGTTTTGCCGATACTTATATGTACAACAATCGTATTTTCTATTCAAAATTATTAAAAGTATTTAATGTTGACGAAATATTGCTGTGGCAACCTCTCCGATCGCAAGGCAGAAGGTTGTCTTTTTTCTTTACTTCGGCTTTTGGATTGCTATAATTATAACCACAGAAATGAATAAAGGAGTGTGTGTATGATTAAATAGTGAGGAAAGATCGTAAAAACTGGATTTTCGGAATCGGTACGTGTTTTGCTATTTACATTATTATTTCTATTGTTATAATACATAAATGCAAAAAACAAAAAAAGAATAAAGGAGTATGTGCATGGGTAAACAAAAAAGCGGGCTATACCGTGCTAAAGTCACGGTAGGGCATGATACGGCAGGAAATCCGATCGTCAAGTATGCGAGCGGTAAGACCAAAAAAGAGCTGGAAGAAAATAAACAGGAACTTATAAGGCGGTATATCGGCGGCATGCATGTCGAACGTGATGTAATGTTTGCAGATAGCGTTATATCGTGGTATACAGCCTATAAAGAGCCAACTCTCAGTGTCAGCAGCAAAAGTTGCTATAAATCAATTATAAACAAACACATACTTCCAGCATTTAAAGACCGTCAGATTAAATCCATCACCGCGCCAGAGCTGCAAATATTTTTAAACACAAAATCCGGCTTGAGCGTATCGACGCTTGGATATATCAAAGCAGTATTGACAGGTGTGTTTAAAAACGCATACACAAACGGCATAATAGATCGCGACCCGAGCGCAACGCTTGTGAGACCATCCGCACAAAAAGAGAGCAAACGCGCATTGACGCAAGCCGAAGTAATCGCGGTGCTTGAGGTGGGCAGAACGCACCCCGAAGGGATGATTTTGCTGATCCTTTACTATACCGGCCTACGCATCGGCGAAGCCTTGGGGCTGCAATGGCGCGACGTTGATTTCAAGGAGCGTGTGTTGAGCGTAAATAGAGATATAGATTTTAAAACAAACGCCATTGGAGAATTAAAGACAAAAAGCGCAAAGCGAAGCGTACCAATCCCGCAGGAACTATATGACGCTTTATGGCTTGCCCGAGGCATAGGCGAAACATTCGTCATACAATCGCCTAAGTCACATTCGTTTTTGTCGCAAAGCACGTATAAACGCATGTGGAGCCGACTGATGCAGGCTGTTTACGAAATAGACCGTTCAATCGAAAATCGTAACGGGAAAGCAATCCTTACGGCACACTATTTTAGACACAATTATGCATCTGTGTTGTATAATAATGGGATTGATATTTTATCTGCGCAAAAATATTTAGGACATTCTGACGTAAAAACCACGCTTGGGATTTACTCTCATTTATCGGTCGAAAAGGAAAAAGAAAACGCAAACAAGGTACGTCAAGCATTCTCATAATTTTTAAAAAGTTGCACAAAAGTTGCACAAATCATTTTTTGAATCGCAGTGAAAGAAAAATGAACATGAAAAAACCGCCTAAATTAGGCGGTTTTTTGTGGCGCGCCCTGAGGGATTCGAACCCCCGGCCTTCTGGTCCGTAGCCAGAAAAATACGCTTTTTCGTCTGCCTTGTACTTCTAAAAATCGCCTAATTTTGGAGTTTTTTGTGTTTTAGTAAAAACACAAAATAAATAAAAAGTTGCACAAAAGTTGCACAGATTCACATGCGATGATCCACTACATACTCATAGTACGCGGCCGCTTTGTCCTTAACGGCATCTTTGTCCTCAAGCCACGCTTTGGCTAAGTCGGCGAAAAAGTCAGGACGTTCGACGCCGTATTTTTTTGCAGTTTCAAAATAGTCGCTGTGTAAAGCGTTCATCACCGCCCAAAACTCGTGTGGATCACATTCAGCACGCGCCTGATCCATAAACTTCTTGGTTTCCTCGGGCGTCCAGATTGTCCAATCCTGCCCCATGCTCTTTTTGATCGCCTGCACCCACTCTTTTGCAGTCTCTTTGTCAAAGGGCTTTCCACCGCCGGAACCATAGCCGCGTTCGTGCTTGCCGCCCTGTCGGGGGTTTATCTCGTCGCCGTGGTTATACTCGACATTGGATCGGTACTCCTGTCCAACCTCATTCGGGCTAAAAAAACCAATCGTATTCATGCGCTCGCCGCCCATCCGTCCACCCTCTGCACCGTCCATGCCCGCATAAGCGTTCTTCATGGGCGCATATCTGCCGTTGTCGTAATGCTCGCGTCCTCTGCTGTCTCGCTGACGGCTCTGCATATCATATTCGTATCGGCTTTCTGGGCGTTCCTGCACCCTATTACCGCCCGCACCATTATATGTACTGTAAGCGTTGTACGCGTCCCGCATGCCGCCGCTCTGCATGTCAGCCTGTCCGCGCATGTTCATGGGTGCCTGGCCGTTCTGGTTCGCCTGATTGCGATATGTCATTGCCAGCATCTTCATTCCTGGCTTCATAAATTACGCACCCCCTTCCGCAGTCGGTGCAGTTCCGTCAATCGCCGCAAGCGCATTGCTTGGAGCGCACGCAGCCTTGCCCAACAGTTTAAACGTGCCGCCCGCCGCATCAGTCGCAACGATAGTTGCATATCTGGTTCGCGTGCGCAGACTACATGCCGTCACCTGTGCGCAGCACCCGTCAACGAGCGGATACGTCTCAGTGCCGGTGCCGATTGTGATCACGACCGGCGCGGTGATGGTGGTTTCTTCTGGGATGGACTGTGCAACGACGATACAATATTTGCACCCGCGCTGATAGCTGCCGGCGGGCAAATTGATTGTCAATACGCCTGCCGCAAACGTCACGGCCTGCGATATAATCAGCCTGTCGCACATTTTGCATACATGTTTACATGCCATTAAATCCACCCCCTGCGAGAGACGCCATTAAGGCGTTAAACTTTTTGTCGTGTTCTTTCCGTTCCTCGGCCGACTTTTTCTGAGCTTCCACAAATTCAAGTCTTTCCAAGTACGCCTTTATCAGCATGAATTCATCGTTCGTGATAATCGGCTTTGATAAAATAGACTTTACGTGCATGTCCAGTTTCTGCTCAATTTTTTCAATCATAAATTCATCTCCTTAAATAGTCAGGGGCGGTTTCCCGCCCCGATAATCATCACCCGTTATCGGGGAAATATTAACGTTTAGCAACCACAGCCGCAGCCGTTGCCATAACATCCACCAAACTGTACCGTACCGCACCCGTTAGTGGGGAAATTGACAGGCGTCGGGGGCTGTACAAGGTATGCCGCGGTCGGGCAATCGTTGCCAGTGCGCCTGAGAACCTCTGCTACTGCCGCATCGATACGTGCGCCGATAACCGCGTTCTGGTTGCTCTGGCTGAGCTGGTTGGTCAGTTCAGCAATACGTGCATCCTTTGTGGCAAGCTTTTCGTACACAAGGAAGTCCATCTTTCCGCGATAGTACGCGTTCTGGTTGTCGATAATATCGCGGGTCTGCATGTTGATGACGTTGCCGATGTCGCATAAGCCTTTAGCCATGTCATACCGCACACCATCAATCGCTCGCTGCGTAGTGCAGCAGCAGTCGCTAATTTGATGGCCTATGGCGTTCAACCCGCTCTGGGTCTGGTAGCCAAGATTACACAACGCGCTATCCACGCCGTGGAAACCGGACGTGATGCTGTTGTTCAGCGCATAGGTGCTATCGCAAATGCCCTGCTGTACACCACGGACTACACTGTCGATGTTCTGCATGGCGAAGCCATCATACAGCTCCGCACGGGTCAGCGCACCATTCATCATGTAACCGCCGCCCATGCCGCCCATGCCCCAGCCACCGCCGCCAAAAATCATGGCGAACAGGATAAGGCCAAGCCAGCCGTCACCGCCGAACATACCGCTGCTGTTGCTGTTTGAGTCTGCGCCAAGCGCATAACCCATACCAAAGTCGTTTTCTGCCATTTTAAAAATCTCCTTATCAGTTTATTTGCATCGGGTCACGTGCCCCGAAATGCCAGTTTTATAGCCGTTTTTGTCAAGACCGGCCTAAACTGATATGGAGATATTGGGTGTTATCTTTTCCCGCCCATAAACTGCTGTATTACTTTCGTCGGGTCAACACCCATACTCCGCGCCATATTCTGCGCTGTTAAATCTATCTGTTGCGGGCTTTTTCCCTGCACATAGGGCATAGCCTGCCTAAACTGCGGGTATCTTTGCGAAAGCTGCTGGATTGCTGCAGAAGGACTTACGCCCATCTGACGCATACGCATAATGTCAGTTATCATGGGGTTCATGTGCCTTCTCCTCTGTCATAAGCATTTGCCTCAATCCGTTGAT